CTGGGCCCGGGCGAGCTCGGCCACGCGGGCCGTGGCGGTGCGTGCTGCGGCGTCGACCTGGGCCGCGAGTTGATCGAGCGAGAGCGCCTGCTCCGCACTCGCGATCTCGTACTGGGTGACCAGGTCGGCGACCTGCTCCTTCGCCCGGCCCTCGACCAGCGCGACCGCCTGGTCGAAGAGCCGCTTGCGCTTGTCGGCCTGGACCGCCTCGGTCCGGGTGCGGGCCTCGAACGCCAGCCGGGCCTCCTCGGCCTCCCGCTGGGCGGCTTCACGCTCCGCGGCGAACTGGCGGTCGAGCCGCTCGCGTTCGTCCTGCAGCGTCTGGTCCTGGAACGCCTGCCAGGCCTGGAACTCGTCGACCAACTCCTCCCGCGTGAGCGGAGCCTTGGAGATCGGGCTCGGCTCGGTCGAGGGCTCGAACAGACTGCATCCGGGCATGAACCCGATCGCGATCAACCCGACCGCGGTGAGCGGGAGGACGAGGCGCAGAACAGAGCCGACGCTGAGCGACTTGAACATGAGGCACTCCAGGTTGGGCGGCAAACAGAAACCCGCAGCCGTCCACGACGGATCGGCCGCGAGCGCGTGGTACGGGTCCGGAGACCCGATTCGGACGAAAGGCGATCAGGAAGAGACAGGACGAAAGGCGATCAGGAGCGGCAGTTGCCGAACAGGAAGATGCAGGCCTGCTGGATGATCTTCTCCTGCACGACCTGGCGGACGCGGATGACGTCCGACCGCGTCGGGTCCTCGCGGTACTCCTCGACGGTCTTGATCCCACCGTCGGCGTCGTAGCTCATCGTGCGGAGACCGCACGGTTGGGCGATGTCGGGCCCGGAGGGCGTGACCAGCAGTGCGGCGTACTCGTTGCTCCAGCCTTCGCTCAGCACCGCGGCCTGGCCCTTCGCGGCCGAGTTGTAGACCGCATCGCCGACCACGAGCTGCTTCACCCCGAGCACGCCCGCGAGGTCGCGGTTCGCCGCCGCGTTCTCGGGCTCCGGGATGTTGATCGAGATCGCGTGGCTGAACGAGTTCCGCACCTGGTCGCACTGCCAGAGGTCACGCCAGCCGTTCCACGAGACCTGCAGCGTGTCGGCCGTGAGGCCCGACCGGGCCCGGATGCCCGCCAGGCCGGCCTGGATGTTGTCGATCGGCGTGGCCGAACTGTTGTTGTCCCACTCGACCGCAAGCGAGAGACCGGTGTTGCCCGAAAGCGGGAAGGTGGTCTCATTGTGGAGGAGCGAGACGAGGCGCCGCTCGCGCATCACGTTCAGGATCGTGTCGCCCCGCATGGCCAGGACGGTCTCGTAGTCGAAGTAGTCCTGGTAACGCTTCGCCTCGCCGTCGTCCTTGACCTCCTCGTGGCCGTACTCCTTGCAGCGGTACGTCTGATCCTCGAGGTCCCACTCGGTGCGGTTGTAGCCCGCCTTGGGTGCACGCTCGATCGAGGGCGGCATGGTCAGGAAGGCCTCAACCGGGATGACGCCGAACACCCCGACCTTGTCCGGCACGGGCGTGACCGGTGCGAGGATGTCGGCGATGTAGCGCTGCTTCCCGGGGTGCTCCATCAGCGACCCCTTGAGGTCGCCGCGGGGGATGGTGGTTCCAGTCGTCTTGTTCGGCATGGCTTGCTGTCCTGTGCAAGGGGTGGGGAGTACTCACGCGCTGAATGGGCCACGGCCCGCGGGCGCTTCTGGACGCTCGCGGGCCGGGCCCGGTGGGGAGAAAAGAGCCCGTTGGGGCCGTGGGAGTTCAGGCCTTAGGCCGCGGTTCGGACCCGCTCGACGCTCAAGATGTCGAGCCGGCACGAGTTGCCCGCGTTGGCCACCGACCACGTCGCCGTGACGGTGATCGCCACCGCGGCGGTGGTGTCGAGGGTCGAACTCGCGAGGAAGCGAGGCCGGCACGTCGCGGTGCCGGCGGCTCCGATCACCGGAGCCTGGCCGTGGGCCACGATCGTGCCCGAGGCCCCGATGGTCCGAACGACAACGTCCATCTCGCCCTCGAAGATGTCGGAGTTCGCGACGTCGACGGCCGCGAGGGCCAGGACGGTCACGGACCCGACCTTGAGGTTGATCGCCAGGGTGTCGGTCGAGTTCGTCGCGGTCGCGATGCCCTGGAACTTGATCCGCAGGACATCGCCGGCCTTGAGCGTGTTGGCCGGCAGCGAGGCCGAGACGTCGAAGGCCGTCTCGGTCGTGGTGTTGGTCACGGCCGAGCTCGCCGCGGTGTTGACGTAGATGAGTCCGTAGGTCTGGCCCGCGGCGGTCACGATCGCTTCGATGATGTCGCCCGAGGCGGTCGAGGCCTGCAGGGCCCGCAGGATGCTCGGTCCGGTCGCGATGTCGTCGACCTTGCCCGAGGCCTGCGAGTACAGGATCGCGCCGGCCGAGAAGGTGCCCGAGGCCATGACCTCGAACGTGCCGCCGGCGTTGAAGAGCGCGACCGCGACTTCCTCACCGGAGGCACAGTCGCGGACCACGACGCCGTCCGGGGTCTGGCCCGGCCCGGTCGCATCGACCGAGCGGGCTCCGCTGATGGTCACCATCTGGCCGAGCACCAGCGCGGCCAGGGCGGTGAAGGTCTGGGTTCGATTCACGTTGTACATGAGGCTGTCTCCAAACTGGGGTGGGGCGTGAGTACAGCAGCCGCCGATCCGCGATCGCGGCTCTGCTCACGCTGGGTTGGTCGTGGGGTTCAGGCGATCGCGGGGCAGCCGGCTTCGAGCCAGGCTCGGTGCTGCTCCGGGTGGAGCTTCGCCGCCCGGGCCATCGCGACGTTGAGGTGGCACTTGTCGTTCGCCACGATGTCCTTGACCGACTGGGCGAACGAGCCCGCTCGGGCCGGGGCCGGGGAGTGCTTGATGGGCTCGACGCCGCGGCCGGCGAACCGGGGCTGGTCCGCCTGGGCGTCGCCGAGCTGCTTCTTGAGGTCCTCGACCTCGGCGGTGAGCTGCTTGGTCCGCTCGGCCTGCGCCTGGGCGAGCGTGAGGTTGCGGTCCAGGCAGTCGGCCCAGAAGGCCTTCTCGCCCGGGAACGCGGCCTTGAGCTGCGGAAGCGTGGCCGCCGCGGCGGTCTCGTCCTGTTCCTTCTCCGGAGCGGGCGCGGCGGGCGGATCCTCGGGCTTCTCCTCCTCGGATTCGGCCTTGACCTTCGCCCGGACCTCCTCCTCGTGCTCCTGCATCGCGTCCGGGTACTTTTCCTTGAGTTCACTGAGCTTCATCGCTTGGGCTCCTTCGGGCAGTTTCGCGGCGATCTGGATGCCGGGCCGGGCCGCCGCGGCACCCGCTCCGATTCGATTGCTCGAGAGTCCGAACCGCTCGTGCATTTCGGCCGCGAGATCACCCGCGAGCCGCACGCCGTTGATCAATCCCATCTGCTGCGCCTCAGCGCCGACCCACACCAGCCCCTCGGCCATCGAGAGCACGCGGGCCTGGTCGAGGCCTCGACCGCGGGCGACGTCGGACACGAAGACCTGCCGAAGCGCGACCGCCACGGCGGTCATCTCGTCCAGGTCCTCCTGCTCGACCTTGATCCCGTCCGCACCGCCGCCCTTGCGTTCGCCGGCCCGAACGAGGTATCGCTTCACGCCCTGCTTGGCGTAGGCCTCGCTCGTGTCCTCCACGACGTTGTACACGCCGATCGATCCCACCATGGCGATCGGGGTCGCGTAGATCTCCCGGGCCTGGCTCGAGATCCAATAGGCCGCGGAGGCCATGCAGTCGTTCGCGATCGCGATCACGGGCTTCTGTTCGTTCACGGCCCGCACGCGAGCGACGACGTCACTCAGCCCCGCCACCGCACCGCCCGGGCTGTCGACGTGGAGCAGGATCGAACGGGCCGCCATGCTGGCCGCGGCCTCGTCGAGACGCCGGCAGAGCGTCGCACAGTCGATGCCGCGCGGCTGGCTCATGCCGTTGACCATCGAGGCGTGCGGCGCGATCACGCCGCAGACGGGAATGACCGCAACCGAACCGAGCATGTAGGGCTCGTCCTCGGACGGCCCGGCGTCATCGTGCATCGCCCGGAAGGCCTTCGTGCGCTCATCCCGAGCCGCGACGATCTGGGCGATCTCCTCCCGGGCGAGCTTCTGGCCCGCGACGTGGCGGTCCAGGACCTCGCAGAACGATCGCAGCACCGCGGGCTCCATCGCCCAGGTCTGCTGCTGGATGTAGCGGAGAAGTGCATTCATGAGTTTGCGTCCGCGTCCTCGGGTTCGGGGTTGGATCCGGGCTCGGGCTCGGGCTTGCGTTCGGGTTCGGGAGGCACGCTTCCGGGCGTCACCGTGGGGGCGATGCCCCGCGCACGCTGCTCGGCCATCTCGACCGCACGAGCCGCGACGATGTCGGCGCCTCGGCCCGTGCCCAGCGCCCGCGTGGCCTGGTCGTGGGTCATGAGGTTCTTCTCGACCGCCACGCCGAAGCCGTCCACCTCGCTCTTGAAGTCGAACACCGGAGCGCTTGGGAACACGATCTCGCACCGCTCGAGCTCGTCGTTCGCCGGCAGCAGCCCCTGGTCGATCCACTGCTCGAGCTTGCGGCGGCGGACCTCGGCGACGAAGTCGGTCGCGAGGACCATCTGCGGTGTGTGGAGGCCGCGGAACGCGATCGCGCACTGGGCCTTGAGGTTGCTCCAGCTGAGGCTCTTGGTGTCGTAGTACACGATCGAGATCGGCAGCCCGATGTCCGAGCCCACGAGCTGCAGCTGGCCGAGCACGTACTCGCTGAACGTCGTGGTCGGGAACTCGGGCTTGACCTGCACGGCCTTCTCGCCCGGCCGCCCGAACATGACCTCGCCGGCGTGGAGCTCGACCTCCCGCGGGCTGTTGCTGTTCTCCCTCGAGGGCTGGTCCGAGCCGGCCTCGAACATGCTCTGCAGCTCGCCGGGCCGCTCGCTCTCGATCCAGAGACCAAAGAGCGTCGCGATCTCGGCCGCGACGCCGGTCTTCTCGATGTAGTTGTCGATCTGCTCGATCCGGTCCACCGCGGCCGCGAGGGCGGGTTCGCCCCGCACGAGCCCGATGTCGTCATCCATGGGGTTGGGCATCAGGATCGCGTCCGCGGCATCGACCTGCGTGGTCTCGAACTCGGTCGAGCCGTAGCGGGTCCACTGCGCGACGTGGTACTTGAGCGGCCGGCCCAGCTGGTCGATCACCACGCCGGACTGCAGCTCGCGGTCATCTTGCTTGCCCTGCGGGTTCTTGATCCGCTCCGACTCGATCAGCTGGATCTGGCCCGTGTTGGTGAAGACCACGAGCGAGTCACCGTCGGTGAGCCACGCGCCCGCGATCACGCGGCACATCTGCCACAGGTTGAGCCGGTTCCGCACATCAGGATGGCCCAGCGCCATCCGCATCCGGCCCTCGGCCCAGCCGCTGAAGAGTCGATCCGCTTCCGTGTTCCACGCCTGGTTCGACGTCGTGCTGGTCACCACAGCGCCATCGCCGGCCACCATGTCCTTGAATCGCTTGATCAGGGCCCGCGCGACGGAGTTGTTCCGCTTGAGGTCGCGGCAGTCACGCCGGAGCGCATCCTGCGTGATGGCGTCGAGGTGGTACTGGGCCGATCCGCCGCGGGCGCGGGCGCTTTTGCGGATGCGGCTCCGCGTGGCGTTGTCGTAGTTGCCATAGGCCATGTGGCCCGCGCGGGCCCGGTTGATCGCCCGCTTGGTCAGCTTCGCCCGAGCGATGCGGACCTCGGCCTCGAGGCGATCGGCCTGGGCGGCCGAGGCCTGGGCGGTGCGCTGCAGCTCCGTCAGCTCGGGTTGTGGCTTGCGTGCGGTCATGGGT